CTCGGCTGCCGGCTTGTCGGCCGGCTGCTCGACTTCGACCACCGCGGCGACGTCGGGCGGATCGGCGGCGACGTGCTGCGATGTGCTTTGCAATGCTAAAGTGCGGGCCGACAAAGAAGCGAGCACGGCGTCGCGCAGGCCCCTCGCGGTCTCGGCCAGGTCGCCGTAAGTCGCTTCGTCGATCGCCAGCGTGCTGATCAGGTCGCTCAGCTGCTGCACCTCGTCGACATCGCTGGCCTGCTCGGCGCGGGTGCGGTAGCGCTGGAGCTCGTAGAGCGCTTGTCGGGTCTGGCGCTCGGCGTCGCGCTTGATCGCCTCGCTGCGGCGCGAGCGCAGATTCTCGAGCGCGGCGGCCTTCGCCTCGGTCGGGATGTCGACGAACTTGCCGAGGCCGTCGGGGATGCGGACGCCCTCCAGCAAGGCGATCAGCGCCACCAGGCTTTCGGCGGACGCCGAGAAGGCGCGGCGCTCGATCGCCCGGATCTGTCCGGCCAGCTCGGTCGCGTGCAGCGACTGGTCGGCCTCGCGGGCGACGCGCGCCTCGTTTTCGTCGGCATCACGGCGGGCGCGCTCGGCCGCCTCGAGCTCGAGCTGTTGCAGCCGTTCCTTGTTGCGCTGCGCCTCGGCGCGCTCGGCCTCGGTGCGCTTCGCGACGGCGAGCAGTTCATTCAGCCGCACGATCGCGGTCGCCTTCGCGTTGACGGCGGCCGCCTGGAATTCTTCATAGTCCGCGCCGATCTCCAGGCGCGTGACCAGGTCGAGCTTTTCCTGGATCTCGGCGGAGCTCAAGCCGAAGACGGGCGCCGCGATGCCGGTGATGTCGTCGATGTTGTCGCGGTGCCGCGCGACGCGCGCTTCTTCGGCGCGCTGCCGCTCCACGCGTTCGGCATCGCGGCGAGCCTCTTCGGCCTTGATCAGCTCATCGTAGTGATCCTCGCCGACCAACAACTTTGCCTCGATCATGCTGGCGAATGCATCGATTTTGCGGCCGAGCTCGAGCACCGGTGCCTTGGCGGCCTTGCGTGCCTTGCCGAGTGCGATACGCGGATTGCGCCACGCGGCGCGGCCCGCGATCGCCATGCGCATGCCCGCCGGGGTCGTCACATCAACTACGGCGTTACTCGGATGCGCTGCGTCGATCGCCGCGATGCCCGCGCTGATCTTGTCGAACTCGACGACCGAGCCCTGCACGGTGCGGATGCCTTCGGCGATCTCGCCGACGATCGGCGCCGCTTCGGACTCGTCTTGCGCTGGCTCGATGCCGTCCAGCGTGGTCTGGGTTTCTTGCACGGTTTCAGCTCCTGGGTTCTTGCTCGTTCAGCCAAGGGCATTCAGCCGCCGTGTTCTGTGGGCGAGTACAGCTGCTACGGCCCTCCCAGCATCTGCAACCTTTGGCCTACGTGCGTTCAAGTGCGTCTTGCTCTTCTGACTCTTGTAGTGAGCCATCTGTGCATCTATTGCTGCTTGCGTGCAAGCATCACAAGCCGCGAGCGGATTTCTGAACACCAAACTATCAAAAGTTTGGCATGCAGCGCTTCGGTAGCTATTGAATGAAGGGGCCATGTCGCGAAAAATGTTGCCGGCCATCTTCAAGATAACGTCCACCGTGGCATCGGAGTCATCGGGTGGTGTGCCGCTCTCGCTCCACATCGTCGTCACTGCGATATTGAGAGCGAGCCCGCTTGCAAATGAAAGCGCACGGTGTTTATGGCCCAAGATGCCGGACCACGTCGCCGCAAATGATGGGCAATCGTCGCGGAAAAGTTGCCGTAGCTCATTGGATTCCGCGTCTCTGCCCCGAAGCAGGTTGAGGGCAAACACTGTCCTGACCAGGTGAGGAGACCAGCACCATCTGCCTACATCAAGAAGCAAATCTGTGTGCAAGCCACTGCAGAAGTCGAGGTACACCACATCGACGCGCTTGCGTTCGCTTAGCGAATGAATAGCATCGATCACATCAGCGCTCACAGTAAGAACGCGCCGCTGTCTCAAAGCTGTTGTGGTTTCGCCGTCGCGCTCAAACGCGATCAGGTTGTTGGCCGAGAATCCCTTCTTCTGAGCAATTTCGCGATCGAAGTCGTACTGGCCTGGCAGATAGCAAACAGTCGATGAGCTTGGGTTGTCAACGCGTTCGGCAATGCGATTCCAGACCCAGCGCCGCCAATGACGCTTCGGCCCGAAGTCGTAGTTCATGACGGCGCCGCTCATCAGAAAAGCTCCGGCATGAGTTGCTGCTTCACGCCCAGCAGCGTTTCTTCAACCGCCTTCATTGCCGCGAGTTCGGCGTCCGCAGCTTCCTGCGTCATCTTTGAGTTCTCGACTCGACGAGGGTAGACGTGCTCCCTCATGCGGATCTCGCGGCGCACGGCCGCGATCTGAACGTCGATTGATACGGTCATAGATGGCCTCGTTGTTGGTCATTGCTTTGCCTGGAAGACTTCACGCGCATGGCATCCGCTTCCGACTCGCGGACGAGCGCACGCAGGTGCAGCCGGTTGAATCTGAGTACGTTCGAGCGCAAGTCCACGAGGACTACGCCTGGCCCCACGCCGTCGAATCGAGCATCGTCATCGGGCACGATGGTGTAGCGGATGCCGTTGTGGCTGAAAGTGGTGCTCATTTGCATGGGCTGCCTTGCGTGGTGGATTTAAAAGGTGGGGCGCCGTGCGGCACGTCATCTGTCGGCATTTGCCGGGGATCCCGCCCCGGGTATGGCGACCAGCCGCTTGTTGCTTCGCTGCGCTTGGTATCCGACTGCACGCATTGGATGCAGCACGGCGCCCCTTCAAACTTCATTCGTCTTCCCCTTGCGGGGCCTGGCCGTGTAGCGCGCTTCTTCGCGCTCGTTTGGCTCGAAATGGAACTCCACGCCGTGTTCGGTCACGGCCGTGTCGATCACGCGATCGGTGTATTCGGCGTAGGCTTTCACGCCGAGCTCTTCGGTCGAATTGCGCACCTCGACGGTCCGCTCGGTTTCCCACCCGGGCAACTTCTTGGTCTCGAACCGCGAGCCGAGGAACCGCTCGCGAAAAGCCTCGGCCCACGCGGCTTTCGTGAAGCGCTCGCGCTGCGGTCCGAGATAGACCTGCTCGGCGATCTGGCCGAAGACGATGTCCTTCAGAAACTTGCGCTGGCGCTCGGTGATCGGGTCGAGTGCCGCGGTGATCTTCAGATGCACTCGCTCGTCATTCGCGATCAGCGTCTTCGCGTACACGTACGCGGTCAGGAACACCTCGCGCAGCGCTTTCTCGCTGACGATCACGCGCTCGAAGGCTGCAACTTCGTTGCTCACTTCTCGAGCCTCCGCAGCACTTCGGCCAGCAGGTCGAATTCGCTGCCGACTTTCAACGCGCGCAGCAGCGCGGGCTTCGCGTTGTGCACACTGGCGAGCGTGCCGGTGTGATGCGCCGCGCAGCAGCCGATCGTCAGGAAGTCGTTGCGCGCGACGCGGCCCTCGCGGATGTGGTGCACGTGGCAGGGCGTCGGGCCCAGGCCGAGTAGCAGGCAGACGATGCAGCCGAGATCCGCGACCCGGCCCATGTGGCGCTGCGCCGCGGCGGTGGCAGCCTCGGCACGCTTCAAAACGGCACCCCTTCCAACTCGGTGATGCGCGCATTGGCCAGGTCGGTGAGCGCGACCAGCTCGGCGATGTTGACGTCGCTGGCGCTGCTCAGAATCAGATGAATGCGAGCCGGATCACGTTCGGCCTTGATGCGCGCGGCGCGGCGCTCGAACGGCGAGGCGGCCGGCGCCTGCACCATGTGCGCGGGCAGCGGCGCGGGCAACTTGCGGCGCGGCATCGGGGTATCGATGCGCTCGACGAATTCGAGCGGGCCGCGCAGCGCGGCCTCGTACTGGTCGATCAGCGCCTTGAACTCCAGCAAATCGCTCTCGAGCTCTTCGATGTAGTTGTCGTCGCGGTAGATGCGCTGGACGATCAGATGCTTCCCGGCGCACCGAAGAGCAGGGCAGTAAAGGCAGAAATCAATCCATTTCCGCCCGGTGATCCACAGACCGCCCTGGCACTGATCCATCACCATCGAGGAATCGTGTTCGGTGATGACGGCGCGCAGCTTGGTCGGCGCGATGAAGGCCTTGTACTCGGCCGCGCCATCGGTATCGATCAGGCCGTCCAGGCTCGCGCCGAACAGGCCATCGTCGGTCGTGACGAAGCCGGTCGGCTGGACGATCACACCCATCTGGGTCTCGTGCTCGCGCCGCGCTTCGGGCTCCAGCAGATGCCCGCGAGATTGACTCCAAGTCTCGAAGCCCTCGGCCAGCGGCTCCTGGCTGATGCGCTCGATCGCCAGGCCGAAGGCGAGATCCTTCTGCGCGTTGCTGTAGTCGCCGGCGTTCGGCCCGACCTTCAGGCGCGCGCTCGCGCGCATCAGGTAGAACAGCGACGCGGTTTGCTTGCCGGCGCGAAGCCGGAGCCAGGCGTCACTGCCTTGCGGCACGTCGTACTTGATCACGGGTGAAGCTCCAGGCTCTCACTTCCCGTTGTCGACGCGATCCATCGCATCGATGAAGTCCTGGTCGACGCCGCTCGGCGCTCCAGTCGCTGCCGGCGGCGCCGCATCGGCGGCCGGCTTCGGCGCCGGCTTGTCCGCCGCCTCCTTCTTCGGATCCGCCTGCTTGTCGTCGTCGTCGACGGTGCGCTTCTGGTCGGCCTTCACGGCCAGATCGCGCATTGCGACCTTCTGCGCCTCGGTCGCGAGGTTGCGCTCCGCCGCGGTGAAGCTCTTCGCCCAGAATTCCCGCGCCGCGACCATGCCCTTCTCGGCGGCGGCGCGCCACGCGGCGAGCTGAGCCGCCGACAGGCCGGTCGGCTTGCGATCGTGCTCGCCGACGATCTCGGCAGCACCCATGTTGCGCGGCGGATCGACTTGGTCGAGCTCCTCCGGCACGTAGACGCCCAACAGCACGTCAGGCGTGTAGCGGCGTGCCCACTTGCGCACCGCGAGGTAGCCGATCTGCTGCTGCGGATCGGTGGCCCACTGCGTGCTGAAGCGCGGCCAGGCCTGCGACATCATCACGGTGATCTCGCGCGGTTTGTCCTCGCCCTTCAGCGTGCAACGCACGATGATGCCCAGGCCAGCCTCGTCGGCGGGTTTCCAGGTCGCGACGTAGAACTTCCCGCCCTTGTCGCTCTTGCGCTCCTCGACCTGGCCGAGGATCTTCGACCAGTCGCCGAGGTATTCGTACTCGGGGCGGTGCTTGATCGGCGCGAGCGTCGTGATCACCGCGTTGACGAGTTGCCCGTCGTAGCCGAGTTGCCCGCTCTGGCTGATGTGCGACTTCTGCGCGACCGCGTACGGGTTCATGCGCCATAGGTGCGCTTGCGTACACACGGCGAAACAGTCGGCGACGTTGCCCTGCAGGTGCTTCGGCATCGTGGCGACGCCGGCGGCCATCGTCTCGGCGAAGCGGTACAGGCGATCCATCGCCCCTTCGCTGAGGATCAGCGCGGAGGCGCTGTACTGCTGATCGGTGGAGTCGGGCTCGTGCTTCGATTCGGTGGCCAAGGCGACGTCGGTGTTCAAGGCAATTCCTTCGCGTTGCTGTGTGTTGCAATGGTTTACAAATCGCCCAGTTGGGCGAGCTGCACGCGCCAGGCCTGGCACTTCTTGCGATGCATTTCCATCTGCAACGTGCGATTGATCGATTCGCGCTCGAACGACGCGAGATCGCGCTCGGCCGCGCGCAGCCTGAATGAGAGGTAGCGGGCCAGCAGTGCGCGCCAGATCCGAACTGCGGTTTTGGGGGTTTCAGAATCCGCGGAGCGCGCTACGCTGTCGTTCATGTTGTGGTCCCTTGGCCTTGGCTTTCAGGACACTATAGCAATGCAAAACAGAGGATGCAATGCTAAAACTGCGAACGCAAGCCCGGTTAGGGTTGTCACGTGTGGCAGTACGATGACAGGCGTCTAAATTCTGAAACTTTTCGAGGGGACGACGACCCGGAAACGAGCACCTTCACGGTGCAACCGGTGTCCACTTTCAACGGGGAGGACATACCCAAGATGAATCACTTCTGGCGGTACGGAGCAGCGTCGGCGACGATCGCATTTTTCGACGCAGGGCTTTGTACGCTCGACCTGCGCGGCCCCATCACCTACGAAGTGCTGCTGGCCCTGCAACACGACATCATCGAATCCGCGCCGCGCGTGCTGTTCGCCTTCGTGGTGCACTGGGACAAGACGATCCTGGCCGTCACCGTCGAGGAGCTGCGCGATACGTACCTCGCGCTGCCGGCCGCCAGCGTGCTGCGCCTACCGGCGGCCAACGTGGTCAGCGCGGAGCAACTGACCCAGTTTCAGCGGCATGCGATCAACATGATGGATCGCATGCTCATGCGCGTGACAACCTGCTCTTCTGTCGACGCCCTGACTTGGGCGGCGCGGAGGTGCGGGGTCGAGACCGAGGTGCTGCAGGCGCAGGTGCTGCGGGGGGAGCCACCTCTGGTGGCGGTTCTTGAATCACCACCTTCAGCAACGGGTTCCCGACCTCGAGCTGTGCAGCGTAGAGCAGCAACTTTGCCCTGAGTTCGTCGGTGGCCAGATGGTCGTAGACCCACGCCAGCTCGTCCGCCCTGGGGCTGTGCACGCTGCGTCGCATTTCGCCCTGGGCCAGTGCCATCTGGTGCGCCACTTGCGCGTCGGTCGGCCGGCGCATCGTCGGATCCGGCGGGGGCACGCCGTTGGTGGCGTTATACGCGTTCATCAACTGCTCAACCGACGTGCCGAGCCGCTCGGCCACCTTGACCAGGTTCATCTTCGTCATCGAGCCGGTCTCGAACCAGTTTGAGACCGCGCCGCGGCTGACACCGCAGTGCTCCGCCAACTGGGTCGGCGTGACTTCGGCGTCGATCGCCATCCGCTTGATGAATTGACCGAACGGCCTGTTCGGCTTCGGCCTGCGCTTCGGTTCTTCTACCGCTGCCATGCGCTTCCTCGTTGTTGCTGCCATGCCCTTCGTTGTTGCCATGCGTTTCGTGCCCATGTCGTTTCCTCCTCCTGGTTCGGTGCCGCGATAGCCGTCGGCGCCGTCGTGCCGCAAAGATTCACCCTGGATCTCATGCGTTGCTGAAGTATTGCTGGCGGGGTTTGCATTGCTTGTGCTCACGTGTTTGCAATGCTAAATTGGCCCACATGGAACTGAAAACGTGGTTGAAGGCAGAGCGCGGCCGGACCGCGCTTCTTTCTGAATTCCTGACGATCGAAGCCCGGAAGGTCGACCCCGAACGCACGATCACCTCGTCGTTCGTCTCGCAGATGGGACCGGGTAAGGGTGGTCGGCCGATCCCGGCCAACCTGGCACACGCCATCGAGCAGTTCACCAAAGGCGAGGTCATGCGCTGGGACTGCTGCCCGCGCGACTGGCATCAACTCTGGCCCGAGCTGCGCGTGCATCGCGACGCGCCGCCGATTCCGCAGGCACAACCGCCGGCTGCAGCAACCGCGCAGGCTGCAGCGATCGCCGAAGGCTGACGCACGGCAATTCACCGTCGCTTTGCCTACCACCTTATCGGTCACGGTGCTGTCATTTTCCATACTGCAAGCATAGCCTATTTGGTTAGCAATGCAAAACTACCAAACCAGGGGGGTCTGTCAGGCAACCCCGAATGACACCTGGGGTTTTCACTCTCCCCATGACAACTGGATCGACCTGCGGCTGCAGGGAATCCGTCTGACGCGCAGCCCGAGCGGCGAATGCGCCGTCGCGTTCGAGGTCGGCGGCCGCTGGGTTGGCGTTATCCGCGATCGCGGTGAGGTGATCTCCCACATCGTCGAGCCGGGCGGGATCGCTGCGGCGCTGGGCGCCGGTGGAGCAGGCTGATGGCCGGTGCCGAGACAGCTGAAACCGGCCGCATGACCTATGCGGAGCAGTTGAAGCATCCGAAGTGGCAGCGCAAGCGTCTAACTTTGCTCGACGCAGCTGGCTGGACATGTCAACTCTGCTCCGCAACGGAGAGCACGCTCCACGTACATCACAAGCGCTACGTGAAGGGGCGCCGCGCGTGGGAGTACGAGGACCGCGAGCTGATGGTGCTGTGCGAGGCGTGCCACGACGAGCAGCATCGGCTCCAGGATCTCCTCGATGAAATGGTCGCCACGGCAGGAGGCGAAGACTGCCTCAGGATGGTCGTGGGGCTTGTTGGCGGCTTCCTCGCTACAAATTCAAGCATCGACGAAGGCCTTTGCATTAGCGCCGTGCGGGCCTGTCCGAGCATGTTCATTTTCGGCGTAGCGGGCGCTGCCGCGAGCCTTTCATGTGAGCCGCGTGTCGCGGCCTTCGTCCAGGAGACGGCCACCGAGATCGCGCCATCGATGGGGACAAACCGTTTGATGAATGCGGTTGTTAAGGAGCTCACAGAACACCCGCTCCCGTCGATGAAGGTCAAGGAGAGCGCTTGATGCCAGCGAAGAAAAAAGTCGACACCTGGATGCCGTTCCTGATCGACAAGTACCTGGGCGACACGACAGACCTGACGACCGAACAGCACGGCGCCTACTTCCTGCTCCTGCTGGCGATGTGGAAGAAGGGTGGCAGCCTGGTCGACGATGACAAGCAGCTGCGCCAGATCACGCGGCTCGACCCGGGAAAGTGGCGCGCGAACCGAGAGATTCTGCGTGGGTTCTTCCGCATTCACGACGGCAAGCTGACCCAGAAGCGCCTGACGATCGAGCTCGTTGCGGCTCGCAAGCGCAGCGACGCGAAGTCCGAAGCTGGGGTGAAAGGCGCGGCACGGCGTTGGCAGGGGGATGGCAGCCCTGATGGCAGCGAGCATGGCACCGACGATGACGAACTGCATGGCAAACCGGATGGCAGCGAGGATGGCAAACCGGATGGCACAGCCATAGCAGAAGTGGTGGCAGAAGGGGTAGCAAACGCGTCTCGAATCGATGCATCCATATCCACATCCATATCCATACCCATACCCCCACCCGAATCCCCATCGGGTTCCGAAGCTATCGCTTCGGGCGCTGACGCGCCGGCCGGCCAGCAAGGCGAGCTCCCAGCGATCCCGCCAGCGCCGCCACCGCCGAAGCCCAGCGAGCAGGAACTGACGAAGCGCGAGCTCTGGCGAGCTGGCAAGTCGCTGCTGCGCGAGCAAGGCATGGCCGAGGACCAGTGCGGCAGCTTCATCGGTGGCCTGGTGAAGACCTACGGCAGTGAGGTCGTCGTCAACGCCGTTCGCACCGCGGTGGTCGAGCGCCCGGTTCAGGCCGAGGAATACCTGATCGGCGTGTGCAAACAACGCGCTGCACGGCCGGCGCCGGGAGGGCGCCGCACCCTGACGTCGGATGAGCGGGCCAGGGCGAACGCCGAGAGCACACAGGCCGCGATGCGAAAGATCGCCGCAGGAGACGTAGTCGATGTCTGAAGTCGAACTCCCCGAGCTCGCTGCGCGGCTCGACCAGTGCTGGGCCCTGAAGGAACAGGTCATGTCCGGTGACGCCAAGGCCGCGTTCTTCCAGGTGCTGCGGCCGTACCCGCTGGCCGGTGTGTTGGCGGGCCTGGACGCGCACATGCGCGACCCCGAACGTGGCCGCTTCCTGCCGATGCCGGCCGACGTCATCGCGCAGATGGAGCGGATGATCAAGCAGGACGGTCGGCCGGAGCCCGAGGAGGCCTGGGCGATCGCGGTGCCGGCGCGCGACGAGGCCGCAACAGTGATCTGGACGGACGAGATCGCGAACGCCTGGCAAGTCGCCGTGCCGGTCATCGAGATCGGTGATGAAGTCGGCGCGCGCGTCGCGTTCCGCGACACGTACCGCCGCTTGGTCGACGCCGCGCGCCTGGAACGCCAACCAGTGCGCTGGTTCGCGTCCGAGGGCCACGACCCGATGCGCCGACGCCTCGCAGTTGAGCACGCCGTGAAGCTCGGCCGCCTGCCGGCCAGCGCGGTGCCGCAACTGCCGGCACCGGAGAAAGGCCAACTGCTGCTCGGCGGTCTCGATCCGAAAGCGGTGCCGCCGAACGTGCGCGCCGCGATCGAGCGCTTTCGCGCGACGGTCGCCGCGAAGGGCGAAGCACCTGGCCAGGACGGTGCCGAGAAGCAGCGCACACGCGAGCTGAAAGCCGAGGTGCAGGCCAAGGTCGATGCGTTCCAGCAGCAGGGAGAAACCGATGCCCGAGATCCAGCCTGAAACCACGGTCGACGCGCACCAGGCGCGCGGCCTTCGCGTGGCACGGGCCCGCGATCGCTTCGTGGCGCTGGTCGGCTTCTATCGCTGCGCACAGGGCGAGATCGCGACCAGGCCGTTCGCCTGGGGCGTCGATCCGCACCTGGTCGAGTGGACTGCGTTCATGACGCCGGTCGAGCTCGTCGTGTGGCGCGCGCTGCGTCACCAGCAGATCGCCGCCTACCCGCAGTACCCGGTCGGCCGCTACTTCGTCGACTTCGCCGTGCCGGCGGCCAAGCTGGCCATCGAGTGCGACGGCAGCGCATTTCAGCGCGACTGGGGCGACGACGGCAAGCGCCAGTTGAACCTCGATCGCATGGGCTGGAGCGTGATGCACATCGCCGGCGCGAACTGCCTCGCGAGTGACGGCCAGGCTTCGCCAGCGCTCGAGCAATTCGCGACCGAGGTGCGCAGCGCGGTCTACGACTTCCGCATTCGCAACGGGGTGACGTCATGACACGGGAGAACTGGTATCCGCCAAGGCCGTTGCCGCCATCGCCGGCGCCGGAGATCCGCTACCTGGGCGACTTGCAGCGCATCGAGCTCGCGCCCGACGACGTGCTCGTGCTGTCGGTCGACCAGGTGCTCGACGACGCCGTGCTGGTCGACCTGCGCAAGCGCCTGCAGTGCGTGGTGGGCGAACAGCGCAAGTGCATCGTGCTGACCCGCGGCATGAAGCTTGGCGTGTTGCACGCCGCTGAGGCCTGAGCATGAGCAACGAAACCTACCTCCTGAACCGCCAGCTCGCGGCCGCTTTCGGGCTGCCGCAGCGCTGCCGCCGCGCGGTCCTGACGCTGGAGGCCGGCGAGTTGCCGCGCTGGGAGTTGGAGGTCTACGCGACGGACGTCATTCGCGCCGGCTCCCTGGCCACGCAGAAGGACGCCGCGATCGCGGTGCTGCACATCCCGTTCGTGCTGCGCCTGGCCACAGCAGGAGGATCGGAGTGACCGCGATCCGCATCCTGACCGGCGACTGCCGCGAGGTCATGGCGACTTTGCCAGAGGCGAGCGTCGACGCGATCGTGACCGACCCGCCGTACCTCCTGAACTTCATGGGTAAGGCATGGGACCGAGTTGCCGAGTCGATCGAACTCGACCCCGGCCTTGGGCATTGGCTTGCTGGGTTCGCGGATGGCGAGGGTTGCTTCACCACTCGCAAGTCCGGTGCCGGCTTCGTTTGCGAGTTCGTCATCCACCTACGGGCCGACGATGCGGCGATCCTGCGTCAAGTTCACGAGGCCACCGGCCTAGGCGACGTGAGCGGTCCAGCTGATCGCGAGGATGGCAGTTCGCCGATGGTCAAGTGGGTCGTGCGGCGGCAGGCGGATTGCGCCAAGCTCGTTGCCATCTTCGATGCGTTCCCCCTGCGCGCGAAGAAGGCGCGCGACTTTGAGATCTGGCGGCGAGCGGTCGAACAGTGGATCGCGCATGAGCCGGGCGAGGATTGGGCGCCACTTCGCGAGCTGTCCGCAATGCTGTCTTCGGTGAAGAAGTACGGCTCTGCATTCAATCGCGATCAGTTCTTCCACTATCAATGGGCACGCGAGGCGTTCCGGGTGTTGAAGCCTGGAGGCCACTTGTTGGCATTCGGCGGTACTCGAACCTACCACCGGCTTGCGTCGGGGATCGAAGACGCAGGCTTCGAGATTCGCGATCAGATCGGCTGGCTGTACGGGTCCGGCTTTCCGAAGTCGCTGGACGTGTCGAAAGCGATCGACAAGGCGGCAGGCGCGGCACGCGAAGTGCTCGCCGAAGGCAAGGCTGTGAAACGGATGATCCCGGGCGCCGACCAGAACGAAACCGGCTCATGGATCAAAGACAACGGCCGCGAATACGTACCGATCGTGACTGCGGCGGCCACCGACGCCGCGAAGCAGTGGGAAGGCTGGGGCACCGCGTTGAAGCCCGCTTGGGAGCCGTTGGTGCTCGCTCGCAAGCCTCTCGAAGGCGCGGTTGCGGCGAATGTGCTCGTGTACGGCACCGGAGCGCTGAACATCGACGCGTGCCGCGTACCGGCCGATGATGGGCGACCGCTGCGCGTGCTTGATGCCAAGCAGACCGACAACAACACCTATGCCGGCCGCATGGACGGTGGATCGCTCGCCGGCGGCAGCAAAGCGGTCGGCGAGACCACGCTCGGCCGCTGGCCTGCCAACATCATCCACGACGGCAGCGACGAGGTTATCGCGGCGTTTCCTGAGACGGGCCTAAGTAGCGGCGGCGGCATGAAGCGCAGCGGCGCGGGCAACAACGTCTTCGGTAAACAGAGTGGCCATGCGCATGTCGAAACCGTGGGCTACGGTGACGCTGGCAGCGCCGCGCGGTTCTTCTACTGCGCCAAGGCCGACGCCGACGACCGCACCGATGGCCTGCACATGGTCACAACGCGTGGCCGCAACCACCATCCAACCGTCAAGCCGACCGACCTGATGCGCTACCTGTGCCGGCTGGTCACGCCACCTGGCGGCATCGTGCTCGACCCGTTCATGGGCAGTGGCTCGACGCTCAAGGCGGCCGAGCTGGAAGGCTTCGGCGCGATCGGGATCGAGATCGACCCCGCCTACGTTGAAATCGCGAAGCGTCGCGTGGCGGCCGATGCTCCCCTCTTCGCCAGCGTGGAGGCGCCATGATCGTCATCGGTTGCGACCCAGGCGTCCACGGTGCAGCCGCGCTGATCGATCGCGCTGGCGGCGTGCAGATCATCGACCTGCCCAGCGTGGAGCGCGGCGGCACCGGGCAGATCAAGCGCAAGCTCTGCGGCGCGCAGATGTACGAGATGCTGCATGCAGCGCTCGACCCGCTCGAGCAAGTGCTGTTCGCCTTCGAAGACGTCGGCACGCTGGGCGGCGACAAGGCGGCGGCCATCCAGGGCAGCTTGCAGTATTCGAAGGCCGTCATCGAGACCGTCGCCGGCATCGCGCGCTGGCACGTCGTGCCGATCAGCGTGCAGGAGTGGAAGGACTTCTATCGCCTCGGCAAGAACAAGAAGGAGGCGCTGCTGCTCGCGAAGCAGCTGTACCCGAGCGCGCCGATCACGCTGGCCAAGCACCACAACCGCGCCGAGTCGTTGCTGATCGCGCACTACGCGCTGAGGACGAAGACATGAGCGGCACGAGCTACGCCGCTGCGGGCCATGCGAAGTCGACTTGCATGGCGTCATACGGGAACTCGATCCGCCCGTCATCGAGCTTGTCCAGCACGCCCGCGTTCAGCAGCGTGTGCACGTCGGCGTGGACCGCGCTCACGTCGCGGTCGACGCGCCGCGCCACCTCGCGCAGGCTCAACGGCCCGGCGCCGGTCATCGCCTGCACGAGCGCCATCCGATTCGGTGCGAGTACCTTCCACATCAATTCGAACGACGCGAACGCGATACGCGGTTCCTGCCGCTTGCCGGCGATTGCGGCCTTCATGTCCGTCTTCATTCGCTGCTTGAACGAGTCGGTCGATTCGACCGTGATCCGCACCGTGGTCTTCTTCATCGCATCACTCCTTCCATGCAGTCACATCAGCCCAGAAGTCATCGACCAACTGGTCGACCGAGACGAACGCGTAAGGCTGCTCATTGCCGCGCACGTGCCGGTGATCGCCTTTGCCCGCTTCGTTGTCGTAGCGCAGAACGCATTCGCCATCGACCACAAACGCCAGCCGGTACTTGAAGCCGTGTGCCGAGCCGGGCAGCGGCTGGGGCAGGCTCCAAATGGCCATTTCGACGAAGCGATCGTCAGCGATGGGCTGGCGTGCTTTCACGAGGGGCGTGGCTTTCATGTTGGTCATCGTATCAACACTGTTGGTGTGTTGTCAACCGAATCAACACTATGAACACTGGGCGCAGCAACGAGAACGTGGTCGAACTGCTCGACTACTTCGCAGCGAAGGCGATGGCCGCCATCGTCGGATCCAGCGTCGACATGAGCCCCGACGACATCGCCGAGTACGCCTTCGCGATCGCCGACGCGATGCTCAAAGCGCGTGAGCATGCGCCGACGTCGTGGCCTCGGCTGCACAGCAACACGGACTTCGCCAAGGGATGACCTGGGCCGCCAGGATCGTGATGAAAGAGCTTGTGCTGCCGTCTGGTCGCTTCGCCACGATTCGCCCGATCACGTGGATCGATCGGGTCGTGACACGCGACGACAACCCGGAAGCCTGGATCTTTCGCCTGGCGCTGCGCATCGTGCTGATCGACGGCGCCGAGCTCACGGTCGACCAGGCATCCGAGATGGTGATCGAGGAGGCGCAGCCGATCATCAACGTGATCGCGCAGCAGCTGGTCGTCGCGTCGAAGAGCAACGGAGTGTCGTGAGGTGACGCTGCTATGCAGACCAAAGGGGCGCGGGAACTGGCGAATGGTCGAGGTGCAGGTCTCGCGTCATCCGGATCTGTTCGCGGTCAAGGTCGGCACGGTCATCACGATCGGGCCGTGGATCTTTCGAGTCGTCCAGGTCAGAACATGAATCGCACCTTTCTCCTGGGCCGCCGCCGGCTCAAGCAACTGACGCTGCCGCAGCACGAGCTCTTGCGCATGCACACGGCGGTGTGGGCGATGACGCGGGGCACCGCGCGACACGAGGAATGGGATGACCTGGCCGATCTGCTGGCCGTGGTCGACGCGCTCGCGCGCATGGCCAAGGTCGACCCGATGCTGGTGGCTCCGCTGATCCAGGACGCCATCGACGGGCTCGCCGTGGCCTACAAGGTGCCGTCGGGTCAGATGCGCGTGCCGGGGCCGGCGGCGCACGCGCTGCACGGCATCGTGACGCTCTACGACGCGTGTCTGTCCCGGGATGGTCAGGAGACGATCCGCGATGCGATCCGGCTGGCCAGCGTGGCGAACGACGCCGCGCTGCACGGTGTTGTCGTGCTGCAGGACTGAGACCATGTACTACCTCGTGAACGCCGAGCCGATGTTCAAGAGCGTGGGCCATGCGCTCGCGGTCGCGTTTGCGATGGAGACGACCAAGCCGAGCGTGGAGAGCACGACCGAGGCCGTGATCAAGGATTTGCGCGAGCGCCGCTACGGCGCCGATCCGATGCCGGACGCCGAGACCAGCGTCAACGCGAGCGGGCTGCGGCCGAACGAATTCCGCGCTCAGTGCGGCCTGATCGTCGCCTGTGTCGACGCGTCGCTGCCGGCGCACGAACGCGACGCGATCTACGCCCGCTTCGGCCATCAGCTGCGCCGCGCCTTCGGCATCCGCAACCTGCGCGATCACTACGGCAGCCTGTGCAACACCCAGTCGCTGGGTGCGATCCACGCGCTGATCACCGGCATCTACGTGCGCCACGTCACGCAGGAGCCCGGCGAATCGCCCCAGGCCTTCAACAAGCGCCGCAAGCGCCGCGAGCTCGAGTGGTCGCTGCGCTCGATCGAGAAGGAATACGGGGTCGGCAAGAACGTGCTGCACCGCGATCAGAAGATGCTCAAGGGGATCTTCTACGGGCTGGAGGTGCAGGCGCAGGAGAAGCTCGAAGTCGTGTTCGTGCACGACGGGTTGATCTTGGATCCGAACGGGTGAGGGCAACCGGATGAGCGCTGAACTGTTCATGGTGTTCGACGTCGAGAGCATCGGGCTGCACGGCGAAGGGTTCGCGGTCGGCTGGGTGGTGGTCAACCGCGAAGGCCGCCGCTTCGAAGAGGGATGCCTGGCCTGCAGTCCGGAGCTCGCCGGCGGATCACTCGAAAGCCGGAAGTGGGTGGACGAGAACGTGCCTCCGATCGTGCCCAGCCAGTGCGCGACGCCGCGAGCCGTGCGCGCCGCATTCTGGTCAGCCTGGCGCAAATGGGTTGACCAAGGCGCCGTGCTGGTGGCCGACTGCGCCTGGCCGGTCGAAGCGCGCTTCATGGCACTGGCCGTGGAAGACGACATCGGCGAGCGCGAGTGGAACGGGCCCTACCCGCTGCACGACCTCGCATCGATGCTGCTGGCGCTGGGACGCGACCCATTGACGCCGACCCAGCGGCTGGCGGACGAACTGCCGGCACATCACCCGCTGATGGATGCGCGCCAGTCGGCTCGTCAGCTGGTGGAAGCGCTGGGCACGGTGCGCGCGATTTACACGGACGTCGCGGATTGCCTGACCTGGTTCTACGAGCACCCGTCGGCAGACGATGCGATGGGCTTTCAGCAGAAGCGTGCGGCGCGCCTGTCTCGACAACTGCGCGCCCTGGCGAAGGACTGACCCCATGCAAACCACACCGCAGATGACCGACGAGCAGATCGCCGAGATCATGGCGCAAGCATTCCCGAAAACGAAGTGCACCCAGGCGTACCTGCAATTCGCCCGCGCGCTTCTCGCCTCGGGCGAGCAGCGGATCAAGAGACTGCAGGCGGCGCTGATTCGGGAATCGCGCGAAGCCTTCGCCGGCAACATCGAGGCCATCGACAAGCTCGGGCTCGACTCGATGCAGGCGCAGCCGATCCTGCTCGCCGTGCAGAACTGGGACATCAGCACCGGACGTGCGCGCGAGTTGTTGCGCTGCTGGGTGCTCGGCACGTTCAAGGTCGACATGCTGCCGGCGTGCGGCGACGAGCTGTTCGGCGACGATACGGACGAGCCGCGCCAGGTGTTCGAACTGCTGCGGACCTGGGAGGCTGATGCCCAGGCCAAGGCGGCGAGGCTCGCGAAGCACCTGCAGGACGTGCTCGAAGTGGCGCGCGCCTGGCAGCCGGACTACGCGCAGAAGATGGATCGCGACACGGTGCGGCTTGCGGAAGAGCTGCTGGCGGGCAAACAGGCATGCTGACCTGGTTCAAGTGGCTGATCGCCGGCCAGGAGCTCCAGGAGCTCTACCGGTGGCGGATCCATCACGGGCAGTACCGGCGCTGGCTCGCCGAGTTCGGCGACGTCGGCCTGGTGCTGGACAACCTCGAGGCCGAAGTCAGAGGCGAACAGCTGGACATGGCCGTCCCGCCCAGCAGCATCGGGCCGTGGACGATCGAAGCCTTGCGCGAGGTGCTGCGCCAGCGCGCCGAACGCGAGAAGGTCACGCCGCCGGCGCACGTCCGGCAGCCGATGCGCCGCGGGTGATCGCGGCCATGTTCGAACGGCACCGCTTCTTGACCCATCCGGACGACTACCAGCCCGTCGACTTCCCGCCGCCCGGCCCGTTCTGGTGTATCGGCTTCGTCACCGGCGTCAACGAAGACTCCAGGTTCGACCGCTCGGTGCTGATCGCGATCCTGCCGAAGGGCGAACCGCTGCAGCGCTGGTGGCCCGATGCCGAGCACGTCGAGACCGAAGAGATCGACGCCATCACGTTCTCGGATCGCTTCCCGCGGCCGGACTGGTGGCGGCCGAAGCTCGCCGTCGTGCCGCCGAAATCGACGTAGCGTAGGCCCCCGACGTAGGGCATGGCGGACCGACGCGGCCATCCCTAGGATGTTCAGCACTGCAACTTTTTTGGAGGGAACCCCATGCGCATGCTGATCCTGTCGATCGCGCTGCTGGTCTCTGCCGCCAATGCCGCGGAACCGCTGACGCTGAAGCAACTGAACCTCGGCGACAGCGAGGAAGTCATCCGAGCGGCCCACCCCACGATCAAGTGCTTCTCGCCGAAGTACGGCCCGGATCGCTTGTGCGAGGTCTTCCAGGTCGACCGAAACACGCCCGATGTCGAAGACCTGCTCGACGTTGGCGGCGAGTGGTCGGAGTTGACGTCGATGTACTACTTCGACGACAAGCTGGGCAAGGCGACCTTCTACATGGGAAGCGGCAGCTTCACCCAGATGATTGCGCTGCTGCGCACGAAGTACGGCCCGCCGACCTCACAGCTCGGTGTGCCGGTGCAGAACAAGATGGGCGCGAAGTACATGAACGACATCGTGCGCTGGCAGCGCGGCGGCCGCATCATCGAGGTCGAGCACTACCACATGCGGCTCACGCACATGATGCTGACGCTGAAGACGGCCGACTTCGACGCGAAGATGGCGCGCCGCGAGCGCGAGGAAGCGAAGCGCGACGCCGCGAAGCTGTGACACGCTTCATACACCAGCGGTGGACAAGTTATCCACAGGCGGCTACATTGCGCGCACGGAAAGACCGAGCGAAACCCAGATACGGCCCTTAGAAAAGGTGCGGCAGGCGGGGAGTGAATCGCCCCGCGGGTTGACGTGATTGCCGCCGCTCGCGATGCAATCCAGCATGCAGACCGAAACCCCGGCGTCTCTCGTAGGCGCCGGGGCTTCGTCTTTCTGGGGGCTCGCGTATAGGCGCAATGATGGCCAGGCGCCATCCTGATCTTCCTCGCCCATCTCCTGAGGGGTACGGGACGTGAGCGGTGCTCGCGGCCGGATTACAGGCTTACATTGAGCCCCCACAAGCAATCGATGACGCACCGGGGGATCTCCACCAGGATTCCCTAGGCCTGCCGCGCAATATCCATCGCGCCAGCGCTGGGCCTCACGAATCTTACGGTGACCCCACCCCAGCGATTCGAGACCTCAAAAAAGACCGCTCGACTACAGGGAGCAGGTAGCTTTTTTCTGGAGGGAATCATCATGAAAAGGCTTCTCTACATTCTTGGTCTATGTGTGATGTTTTGCGGATTCGCGGGGGCTCAAGCTGCGACACCCGTTGCGTTACTGCAATCCATAACCGACCTTACCGCGCTCACGACGGACGGCACCTACCTCTACTTTGGCTCCGTAGAGAACGGTGCCGGCGCCTTGAACAGGATGAATCTCGATGGTACGAATCGACGGACATTGGTTCTGCCGAGTGGCGGCGAAGTGAATGACATCACGTTCGATGGAAACACAATCTATTTCTCTCATTGCCCACTGCGCTGGCCTTCCTGCAATAACGGTGTCTACACGGTACAGGTTGATAGCGTATCGAAAGACTTCTTGGGTACATCTGTGCCCACACCGCTCGTGGCACCTCTTGGAGGGGGGATGCTCGACGTGGTTGGCAATAACATCTACTGGGGGCGTGATTTCTGTTGCATCGACCGCATGCCATTGCCGAGCGGCCCTGTCGAAACGGTTGTCCCCGGTGGGGTGTGGGAGCGGCAGCATGTCCGTGACGGTGCATTCATCTTTCATACGAGCTATTTTGGCCCCTCCTACCGACTCAACACGGTGACCCGGGAGGAGCTTGAGGTGATGCCATCGTTGTCTGGGACGGGGGACAGCAACATCTTCATAGACAGTACCAATTTCTACCGCACACCGACCCTTGTATATGGCGTATACAAGACGCCGAAGAATGTGTCGGCCCCCGTTCCACCGCCAACGCTTATCCCGGGCTCCGAGGGAGTTACCGCGTTTGCCTCTGACGGTACTTCGGTCTACGGGTCGCTGAACGGGGATTTGGTCTCTGTACCAATCGCAGGTGGAACGCCAATCCACCTCGTATCGCCAGCGTCGGTGCACCACATCGTCTACGCGGCTGGGAGCATTTTCTGGAACACAGTAGATGGGGCGACGCTCTATCGCCTTAGCGTCACACCTACGCAGGTTGCCTGCCCGAATGCACCGATGAATCTTATTACTGTGGATCAGTCGAGAGACTACCCAAACTTGGCGACGGGGGGCCTCTATGGGGTCAGTATCAGCAACAATAGAGTAGAGCCATTGACTGGTGCCCTATTGGTAGACGTGGCGCTATCTCCTAACCCCATCACATCGAGCATAGCGTTTGGCATTTACGCACGAGTGCTGACTGATGGAATCCCATTTCCACTCCAACTGTGCTATTTCGAGAACGAGCCAGGATGCGTTGCATGGGGGAGTCCTTCTGCAGGTGTGGCCACGGTGTTAACCAACAAGGTCAGTGGAGATTTCATTTCGCCAGAACGTTTCCCGACATACACCATTCGCTGGTGCCAGTCGGGGTCGCAGTCTTTCGTTGCTGGTAGAACACTGAAAGCTACCGAGTACTTACTCTATTCTGCATTGCAGAAAGCCTTGACAGGTATATTCCCTCAAGCCGAGGTCGTGAGTGACGTTGTTGAAATCAGTAAATTCTGGGACGCGATAAACGCTTCTCCAGATATCGTCATTCTTATGAGTGACTTGCGGAAAGTTTTGAACTCAAGCCTCAGCACCAAGGATCGCTTGGCGAGTGCAGCCAAGTTGCAACTCGATTTCAGGCAGGTCTATGCAAACTTCGGCGACAGCTTTTTCGAGGCGCTGTACACCTACGTAGTCAAGCTTCCGAGCGTTCCTGGGTCTGCCACCAGCAAGTTGACGTTCCTGAATGTTGTGGGTCGGACGCTGGATGCCCTGGACCTTGCTAACCTGGCCTTGGCTGCAGGATTTTTGGATGTAAATGTCGGGCTTCCCCCGATCATCACGATCTACGCGCAGTAGCTTAGGTAAGCTGATCGCATCTCGGGGGCCTGGGATTGCGTAGCCAGGGGGGTCAGGATTGCGTAGGTGGGGGGGCCGGCGATTCCACGTGGAACACGTTTAGCAATGCTATCGAACCCCCGGAAGCTGAGCGCTGGGTTTGTCGGTCGGGGCGAGCAGTTGCCGGAACGTCGGCGCGTTTTCGCCGCACTTGCAGCGCGCGCCGTCCCACGAGTCAAGCCCGCCGCGACGCCATCCGCAGTCGTGGCAGTAAGGGCGCAGCGCGAGTTGCTGCTGCGTCAGGCCGGCCGTGGCGTCTGTGGCGTTGCTCATGCCTTCGGCGTCGGGCTGCGCGCTCATGCTGCGGCCCCGGTGGTTTGCTCGCGCTCGGCCATACGCTCCCACGCGGAGCTGGCAGCAAACTCGTAGCGGAAGGCGTCGAGCCCGTCGCCATGCATGCGCAAACACAGAACCTCGGCCGCCGCCATGCGGGCGCGCGGGTTGTTCAGGACGCGATAGCCGATCCGGCCATCGGCGCGTGCTTCGCGAAAGGCTTGGAGGTAGTCGTCACGGAAGGTCATGGCGCGCCTCATGATGCTGATACTTGGGATTGCGTAGCCGGGGGTGCCGAGGCGGCCGCAATGTGGCGCTCGAGCAGCTCAACCAGCACGATGCTTTCGACCAGGTCGAGCTCGGCGACGTGCTTCGCGGCTGCCGTGTCGCCCAGCGCGTCGGAGAGCGTGTCGGTGATCTGCCAGATGCCTTCGGCCGCCTGCCACAAGCCGAGGGCCTTGTAGGCGGTCTGCAGGCATGCCCACTCCTCGGGCGAAAACGCCGCGCGCACACGCTCCTCGCACGGCGTGATCAGCGCCAGATACCGGTCGATGATTTGATTGATCCGCCCGCTCAGCGAATCGGTGTGACGCAGCGCGACCATCGCGCGCTTGCTCAGGTATACGTTCTTCGGCCTGCTCATAGGGTGTCCTTCGATGTGTGGGAATACGTAGCCAGGGGGGTCAGGATTGCGTAGCCAGGGGGGCAGGCTCGGCAGCGGCTGCTGTCGGCGCTGCCGGTTCGGCCTTCGGTTTCGACACGTCGAGCACGATCACGAGTGACCGGCCGTGCTTCATCTTGACCTGATCGTCGCGGTTGCCGGCCTTGCGCTCGATCTCGCGGAAGCCGACCGCGAGCAGCGCGGCATGCAGCTTGTCGTCGACGAAACTACTGCCGATCTGCGGGTAAAGGCGCAGCTCTTTGCCGCCGGACAAGCTGAAGCTCTGGAACTCGCGGTAGTTGAACCGCACCCCGAGCGCCGCCAGTTGCGGCAGCAACGCGTCCAGCAACGCGAGCTTGTCGCGCATGCCCTTGATCTCGCGCAGCCGGCGCTCGTGCTCGTCGTTGGCCTTCGCGATGGCCAGCGCTTCGAGCGTCCGCGGCGCGCGGCCGTTGAGCTTCAGGTGCGATTGCCAGTGCTCATCGACAAGCGTGAAGGGTGCCGCGGTCGTGGTTGAGGTTTGCATGATCGTGGCTCCTTTTCAGGATTGCGTAGCAGGGAGGGGGGAGGCGGCGATGGGCGTGAGCGGCTTGGGTGTCCAGTCGCGTATGCGCCGCTGCTGCCGGGCGATGTAGTGCACCAGCTCCTCGCGCACGCCATCGCGCTCGCGCAAGCGGCCGGCCAGTCCGTCGCGCACCTCCTCCTCGATGCTCTTCCAGCTATGCCGTTGCACCGGCTTGCCCGCGCGGTCCAGGTAGAACACGCGCCAGCCGTCGTTCTTGCTTAACTCGTGTTTCTCCCAGAAGTAGCACGACCCAAAGCGCCGGCTCGACAGCTCCGGGTGGTAGACGTGCAGCCACGCGATGTTCGTCGTCGCCGGGTCCGTCGCCTTCAGCTCGGCAATCTGTCGATCCACGTCCGCGACGCAGCGCTGCGCCCAGGCGATCGATTTATCGATCAGGTCTTTGCTGATCTCGAACGGCAGGTTGCCGCTGCCCGAGCAAGCGCCGGTGAAGTAGCCGCCCTGGCCGCGGTGCTGGACTGTGTAGCCGTGCTTCGCGAGCACGCCACCGGGCAGCATCTGGCGCCGCGCGCACCATTGGCACTCGCCGGTATGGGTGGCGGCCTTCACGATTCGGCCCCCGGCTTCTTGACCACGCGAACGACCGCGTACACCTTGGCAGCGCCGGGGTACTTCCAGCCCGGTGTGCTCCATCCCCACCGCTCGCCGCTTCTGACGATCCGCCATGTTGTGAAGTCCGGCGCATCGTTGCGCGGCATGATGTCCCGCTGATCGGCCTTCAGCAGCGCGAAGAACTCGTCTTGGGTGACGACGACCATGCCGGCCGGCATTGTTGGCGTGGGTTGCGCGTTCATGCTGCACCCCCGGTGGCTTTGGCGACGGCGGCGCGGCCCGCTTCGGTGAGGGTGACCGTGTAGATGCTGAACTGGTCGATTGGAAACGCTGAAAACTCAATCCATCCTCCTTCACGAAGCGCGTTCACCATCAGGTAATTCGACTTTCGCGGGTTCCCTTCGTAGCCCATCAGCATGTGTTTGCGGCCGTCGAAGCGCACCTTGCCGCTGGCGATTGCCTTCAGCCATTCGACCTGATGTCTTGTTGGCCCCGGTGTGTGCTGCGCGCTCATGCTGCACCTCCGGTAGCTTTGGCGATGGCGGCATCCGTCTTGACGATCAGCGCGCGGATCGCGGGCGACGAACCCAGCATGCGCTCGCGCGCGTCGCGCAGCGCCGCCAACAGGTCGGCGTGCTGCTCGGCCAGCGCCGAATAGGTCGGCAACGCTGCGTTGTTCAAGTGCGCGTCAGCGTTGGCGATGGCCTCGGCCGCCGGCCCTGGCACGTCGCGGGCGACGCTGGCGAGGTTTGTCGACGTGAGGTAGCCGAGGCGTTGCGCGATTTCATTGAACGCGCCCGCGGCCTCGATGTCGCCGGCTTCGCCGGCCAGTGCGATTCGTTGAATGGCGCTCAGTTCACGCCGGATCGGGGTTGTCATGGGGGTAGCTCCTTTGATGCTTCGGCGAGGTTCGCCGTGATGGTTGGGATTGCGTAGGTACGGGGTATGCGTAGCCAGGGTGGTATGCGTAGGTACGGGGGTTAGGCGGCCTCCTGTTCTGCGGCGTTCGCGCGATCGAGCACGACGAGCACCGTCTGCACGCCGGTTCCCGAGTTGTCGAACGTGCCGGCCGGCAGCGCCTCGATGCTGCCGCCCATGCGGTCGACCAGCGCGCGGAACTCGCGTGTCTTGCGGTCGTCGCGGAACGTCACGCCGGCCGACATGATCGCCACCAGCCGGCCGCCCGGCGCCAGCAGTCCCGCCGCGTGCGTCACGTGCGCCACGTCGGCGCCGTCGGCGAAGGGCGGATTCATCACGATGGCGTCGAACGGGGCGCACTGGGTGCCGAACGCCAGAAAGTCTTTGCAATCCACGATCACGCCCGGGTAACGCTGGGTCAGGTTGTCCGCCATCCCGCGGTTAACCTCGACCGCGCGGATGATGCACGTGTGCATCGCGCCCGCGTTGCGCAGCGCATCCAGCAGTCGCCCGGTCCCGGCGCTCGGCTCCAGAATGCGCATGCCGCTGCGAATGCCGGCCGCCTCGACCATGCGCGCGGCGAGCTCGGGCGGCGTCGGGAACAACTGCGGCGCGCTGACCACGTGCACGCCGGCCCGCAGACTCTCGCGCATCTGCTCGAACTCGTTTGGCGCTTTCGGCGTGACCGGCGCGCGTGACGTGAGCGCGCTCGGCTCGATTTCGCGGGCGAACGTGACCGGCGCGGGCGGCGCCACGTCGGCCGGGTCTTTGGTCCACGGGCCGCGCGCGGCGCCTTTCTTCGGCGCGCCGGGCTTCGGCGGCAGCGCTTCCTTCGCGTCGGTCAGGAACACCGGGACGCGCTTCCAGCCGCCTGCGCTGCTGCACGCCGTGCGCCGACGATGCTCCACGGCTTCGGGCGTGGCCGCCACCTTGTCCACGAAATAGCTGTCGCTGCAACGGGTCCAGCGCTTCCAATCCTCCGAAGTCGTCTCGATGCAGCCCTCGGTGCGATAGTTGCACAGCGGTGCAAGCTTCTGCACGGCCGCGACCTTGGCCGCTTCTTCCGGGTCAGGTGCGCGGTAATCCTTGATTTCCTCGATGCCACGCACGGCCACATAACGCGCCGTCGTCGTCACGCTCACGACCTTGCCGCCAGACTTGTTGACGCGCAGCACCACGCACCACTCGGCGCCGATCAGCACCCGGCCGCCCGGCTCGATGTCGAACGCTTGCGCCGCGATCCCGCCCGCGTCGTCCAGCATCGCGCGCTCGTACTCCAGACGGTTCGCGATGTGATCGAGCCAGCGGCGCGCGTGCGCGATGATGGTTTCGCAGTGGGCGACGCTGACACGCCAAGCCGTATCCCCGTGCATGTGCCCGTCGTGCAGGGCCGAATAGGTGCCCCAGGCGCCGACCGACATCCGCCCGGCGAGGTAGGTCGCAAGCGCCGTTTGCTTGTCCCACTCGTAGCGCGGCACCTTGAGCCACGTACGCACCGCCGACTCGTGATCGTCCACGGTCTTCTGTTGCTTGCGCTGATCCGCTTCCAGGCCCTTGATGCGGCGATGCCGAACGCCCGCGTCCTCTTTGTACTTCGCATGCGCAATCGCGGACTTGGCGCGGCGCTTCCAGTATTCGGCGGTTTCGAACGCATCGACGGCGCGGCGCATGCCGGACTCGATGCGCTCGGCATCCTTGCGCGCGTGCTTCTCGGAATGGTGGCCGACCAGAATCGGCTGACCCAGCGGGATGCCGTCCGTGATGCGGTGCACGTGGGCGAGCGCGCTCTCGGCATCGGCGCTGCGCTTCTCGTGATACTCGCCGAAACGGTCGGCGCGTTCCTCGGCGCGCTCCATCAGTGAGCGGTCGTCGTCCTCGATTTCTCCGGCGAGCTCGATGCACAGATCAGCGCGGCTCGGCGTCCACATCGGCGCAATGAATTGCTCCTGCTTCGGGGCCCAGGCAAACCCCGCCTCTTTCACGCGTGCGTAGGTGGCGGCGTCCAGGCGCGTCGATGCGTTCAGGCGCAGTTTGTTGTCGTCCGGGCTGTAGGTGGCGGTAAAGGTGGTCATGGTGGTTTCTCCTTCGATGCTTCGGCGTGTGTCGTGATGGGTTGGGGAAACGGGATTGCGTAGTGAGGGGGGCTAGAACTGTGCCCAGAAGTCGGCGCGGTCGGCCTGCATGAACTCGTGCGCAGCCTCGTAGTCCGCGGGGTCGCGCTCGTTGGTCACCCGGTAGGACGCGGCGCCCCGGCCGTCGGCGTCAACCTCGAACCCAAAGCCCTCGGCCTTGGCCGCCTCGCCGAGACGCGAGAAGAACGCGTCGCTTGCGCCGTCGTAGGCGGTGATGTCTTCGGCGCTGCGTCCGTCGGTGCACGCGGTGCGATAGGTGATTGCGTTGATGATGATCGTTGCCATGGTCGGGTCTCCTTTGGGATTGCGTAGTGAGGGGGCGGCGCAGGGTGTCAGGGCTTCACGCGCTTAGGATTGCGCCTCCTGCACGATGTGCAGGGCGTGGTCGATGCGCTTTAGCTCCTCGTCTGCCCACGCGCTGCCGTAGGCGGCCTCGTCGGCGCTGTTGCCTTCCGCGATGAGTTCGCGCCGATCCTCGAGGGCAGCCAGGACGGTATCGGCCATCCCGGCTGGGATGACGAACGCGGCGCCCGTATGCTGCGGGCCACCAGTAGGGGCGACCGGAGCGAAGGGCGCATCGTTGCGGAATGCCTTCATCTCGTCGCTGAATCCACACTTCGTGCATTCGGCGCCGCTTTCCTCGTGGAAGTCGTAGCCGTCGTAGGCTTCCATTTGCCCGCTGGGCTCGCTCGTGTCTTTGAATTCGAGCGTCACAGTGGATGTGCAATCGACATCCAGCTTCGTGCAGCCGCACTGCGGGCAATAGGTGTATTGAGTCGTGGTCATGTCGTGATCTCCTTTGGGATTGCGTAGGCGGGGTTAGCTGGCGAGCAGCCCGTGATGTTCGAAGACATCGGCGTCAGTCGCGCCGATGCGGTGGCAGTGATCGATTCCGCCCGGCTCGGCGTCGGTCCCGAGTTCGTCGGAATCGAGCACCGACGCGCGCGCCAGTTCTTCGGCCTTCACTGCTGAATCCGAGTCAGCTGACACGATGAACGCATGCACGCCGTCGGCGTCGCTCGCCTCGATGTAGAACAGGTGCCGATTCGACTGGCGCCGCGTCGAGACGTACTCCGCGGGGTCGGGCGGCTCGGCGCCGATCGTCAGCGCGGCAACGCAATCGATGCTCCATTCCGAGAGTCCGCCGCTGTTGCCGATCAAGCACGGGGGGCAGACGGTTTGCCCGTCGTACCAGTCGCGCAGGGTTTCAATTGTCAGCTTGGTTGCCATGGTTCTTTCTCCTGATGCTTCGGCGTGTTTGCCGTGATGGTTGGGAATGCGTAGTGAGGGGGTATGCGTAGCCGGGGGGCCTACTTGCGATGCTCCGCGTCGAACGCGGCCATCAGTTCGGGCAGCGTGCGGCCATCGGTGCGCGTGATGTCTTCGATGTGCTGGCCGTTGGCATCCTGAATCGAAAACGTGCATGGGATCGGTTCGGCGTCGGCGAGCTTGCGGCCTTCGATGCGCGCGGCTTCGAGCGTCGGGCACTCGGCGGCCGATTGTTCGTAGTCGACCATGACGTAGAACGGGCCGACCGGCGCGGGCGCGAGCAGACTGACCGGCGCGCGCACGTCGGCCGGCGTGATGGGTTCGCTGTCGGCCTCGGGATACAGCGATGGCGCATCCTTGCGACGAATGTCACCGTGAAGCACGCGCCGCGCGTAGGCGTACATGAGTGTTCGCGCTGCGCTGGTCTGCCTGCTGGGCGTCTCGGTCTCGTCGATCAGCATGCGCACCGCGGCCTGCAGCGCCAGCACGGTCGCCTGCAGCTGCTTGACATCGGTCGGCGCGCCCTGTGCATGCGCTTCAAGCCTCGCCGTGTCGATGTCTTTGCATGCGTTCCAGCACGCAACGAGCCGGCGACCGCAGTCCGCGGCCAAGTAGACATCGGCGACAGGCGCGCGCGGCTCGGCCTCGTACGCGAGATAGATCGTTGAGACTGCCTTACTGTTTTTCGGCGCCGGGCGCTGGATGAGGGTTGCGGTCATGGTCGTTTCTCCTTCGGATTGCGTAGGTAGGGGGTGGGATTGCGTAGGTGGGAGGGGGTCAGGCGATGCGCT